CGGCCCGCCACGCGGCCCCCGGCGCTGCTGGTGGACAAACGCAGCCACGGCCGCGGCCAGCTTGCGGATCTCCAGACCCGGATTGCGCCCGCCCTGGCGAAAGCCGATCACCAGCCGGGCCTCGAAGCGGGCCATCACGGCCAGCTGCTCCGTGCCCAGGTCGAGGTCGTTGCCGGCCTCCATCTCGGACAGCTCCACGAGACAGGCCGGTACCGGCAGGTTCTTTCTGTCCTGCCGGTAGGCTTCCACGGTGGCCAGGTCCGGGAACTGTGCCCGGATGGCGCCGGTGATGGCCTCGTGCAGGGCATCGAGCGTCACTTCTGTCGTTGCATTCGCCATTGCAGCTGGTTCAGAAAGAGTTTCTGGAAATGGGCCTGGTACTCGGCTTCCCCGATCATGTCCTCGAGGTAGCCGGTGGATTCCTGGGCAATCGATTCGGTCTGGCGCTTGATGGGCATGCGGGCACGCCCCTCGCGTTTGAACACCTCTTTCGTGGGGCGCCGGCCACCGGTGGCGATGAAGCCTGCGTCTACCTGCCGGCCCGCGTAGGCGGCCACGCCCCGGCGGTTCCGACGGGCGTTGAGGTAGATGAGCGGCACGTTATTGAGGCCGTACCAGAGCGTTGCCTGTGCGCCGCGCGAGGTGCGCCTGACGGGTTTGGCCCGCATGCGCCGGCGCAGAATCTTCTGCTGCAGCTTCAGTTCTTTCGACAGACCCCGCGCCGAGCGGGTTTTCGTCCAGGCGGCCATCTTGCCCAGCGCCGAGCGCATGGACTGCTGCACCACTTTCTCGGTGGCGCCCAGCCGGCGGATCACGTCCTCGAGGCCGCGAATATCGATGCTCAGCTCGATCATGTGCGCTGCAGGGCCATGTCCAGCAGTCCCATGCCTGTGCCATCAGGCTGGGCGTTGGTCAGCACGTCATAAGTGCGGCCGTCCAGCTCCACGGTGGCACCGCGGGTGATCTCGGCGATGTCCGACCACTTGCAGGTCAGGCGCGGGCGGCTGGTGTCCAGCTCGTACTCGCCAAGCTGGCTGTTCAGGTACGGGTCATCGAAGATACCGCGTACGGTGAATGGGTCACCGACGACCGGGCGCACGGTGGCCGTGCTGGCGAACTCGTCGGTGTTGAGGAAGGGGTCGAGGGATTCCCAGGATTGATGGGGCATCGCTGGCGATCACACTTTTGGCGGCTTTTTCCTGGTGGCGGGGGCAGGTTCATCCGTCGGCTGGCTGTTCACAGTGCCTTGCCCCGCCCGCACCGCCTTGCCCCGCCGCACCAGCCCGGCCGCCTCGTCCAGCGGCACCGTGATGGTCGCCCCGGGCATGACGATCTCGCCGCCGACCACGGTGGCCGAGGTCACTTCCAGCTCGATGACCGATTCTTTCCTTGCTCGCATGCTTGTTCTCCTCGATGCGGGCCGCCCGCTTGCCGCAGGCAGCCCGGCCGGTGGTCAGGACGCCTTGCGGCCCAGGCAGAAGGACTCGGTGCGGCGCAGGATGAAGTCCACGTCCTGGAAGGCCGTGATGCGCAGCGTCCCGCTCAGGCTCTTGCTGTACGGGTCGGCGCGCAGCTCCAGCCCACCCCACATCAGCACGACCAGATCAGCGAAGTTGCCCATGAAGACATCGCCGCGACGAATCTGGTTGGTGATCTCGGTGCGGTAACCATTGACCGTGTTGCCCACCTCCCAGATCGTGCCGGCCACGCCCTCGTGGCGAAGCGTCGTCTTGGCGTGTCCCCGGAAGTGGCTGTCGGCCACGTACGCCATGCTGGCCACATCGGCGTTGTCAGCCGAAATCTCGGTCTCCATGGCCACGAGTTCGCCAAAGGACGGCTGTTCGGCCTTGAAGGTCACGGCGTTGATGCCGGTGTGGTTGGCAATGCCGCGCGGCTGCTTGTCGGTGCCGGTGCCGTAGTAGCCGGCCGCATCGATGGTCAGGGCGAGCGCCGTGGCCAGATCGCGGCGCACCAGCGCCTCGGCATCCGGCGTGGACTGCATCAGCATGCGGCGGGTGATGTCGAAGTACGCCGCGGCCGTCTTGGGCGAGCCCGAGATCAGACCGAACCCGGTGTTGCCCTTGCCGGCGTCCTCGTCCTCGCCGATCCAATAGCCCTGCGAGGCGCTGACCTGCCGCGGGATGTCCACATTGCCCACCAGGCCGCCAAGCGTCGCTCCCAGCTGCATGATCGTCGAGCGGTTACGCAGGATGTCGATGAAGGACGAGGCCATCAGGTTGGTGGCAATCAGGTTGCCGCCCGAGTTTTCACCGCCGGTGCCGGTGGTGGATGAGTTCAGCGCGCGCGACAGCACATCGGGCGGCACGATCACGCCGTCGGTCTGGCGCCCCAGGCGCTCAGCTGCCGAACGGCTGGCCTCCAGTTCGAAGGCCGCTTCCTTCTGGGCACGGGCATCGCTCGGATTGATCAGCGCGCGCACCACCTTCAGGAAGCTGTAGCGGCCCACCTCCCGGTCGTTCATGCCGATGTCGGCAGCGCGGGTCTGCTCCGTGAGCGGCTCCGCATTGCCGGCCTTCGTGATGTGATCGAGCAGCTGGCGCTGGAAGGCGCCTACCTCGGTGCCGTCGGCCGCTGCCTTGCGGGCCAGTTCGGGCGCGCGGTACATCTCGCCCATCTCCAGAATGGTGCGCACGCGTGCGCGCTCGGCCTCCGCTGCGCGGCCGACATCGGCCTCGGTTTGCTTCTCGTCGGCACCCGGGGCGCCGTGGCTGGTCAGAGTCATTCCCATCGTTCGTTCCTCGTGAGGTTGTTCATCGGCCCGGCGCCCGGGCTGGTGTTCGGTCCGCGCAGCAGGCGCGGGCTGTGATGCCGGCTGGGCCGGTGGTTGTTCTGTGGATGACCGGTCCTGTGCAGACCCCGTGGCAACTGGCACCATCCCGGCGGCGGCTGCACCTTCTGCGGGCGCGGCCTCTCGTGCCGCTGTCGTGGCCAGGGGGTGCGGCTGACCGGATGGCTGCCCGGCGCTGCGCCCGACGCCCACCGTATGGTCGGCGGGCACGGCCACGATGGAGATTTCCATCGGCTCCCAGCGCGTCACGGTCCAGACCGGATCGCCATCGCGCACGCCAGTCTGTTCGGCGTCATGGACCCGGTAGCCCACCGAGACGTGCTTTCGGATGCCATCGGCAATGTCCTGCAGCACTTCCTCGGCGCGCGCGCTCTTGCTGAAGCGCACCGTCGCACGGCCGCGGCGGTCGGCGTCGATCGAGACCCGCTCGATGACGCCGATCTGCCCGCCCCAGTCGTGATCGAGCAGCAGCGGTGCGCTGTCGCCGATGCGCTCCAGCATCACGGCGCTGGGATCGTGTGACAGAATCTCGAACCCCCACCAGCGCTGCGCAGGCTCCTCGCTGGAAAACGCCAGCTCCACGGTGCGCGCGCCCACATCCACCGCGCCCACCGACGCCTGCCGGTGCGTCATGCAGCCGTCGCGGGTGCGGATGTCATCGACCGTCACGGCGGCAGCCTGTGCCCGGCCCGGTGTCCTGTTGTTCATGCCTTTCTGTCCTCTTTCGGGGGCGCCGGAGCCTCTTTCGGAGCCTCCTGCGGGGTCTCGTCCTTCAGGTCGTCCGTGGTGCCCGCAATCCGTCCCTGGACGGTGGCCTGCAGGTTGTTGCCCAGAATCGCACTCTCAATGAAGGTGTCGGGAATGCCGGCGGCGCGCATCTCGGCAATGTCGGCAGCGATCTCGCGCCAGACATCGGACGGATCACGCCCCTGCTCACTGATGATCTGCGAGGGCGCCATCAGCAGCTGGTTCTTCGCCGTGGCCGCCGCATCGATGTCGGCGCGCGGATCGATCCATGCCCAGCGCCGCGGCTGCCAGGTCACCGTGGCGTAACGGTCCAGCTTTTCGGGCCGCAGCGGCCGGCCCTTGATCGCGATGTGCCCGCCCAGCAGCGCCACCGGCAGCCACGCTTCAAAGACCGGCTGGATCAGCGACTCGACCAGCCACTCCTGCATCTCCTTCCAGAACTCGCGCTCATCGAGCGTGCCCTGGCGAATGGAGCTGAAATTGACGTGCTCGAGATCATTGGCCAGGTTGTTGTACAAGACCCCGAACCCAGCGGAGATGCCGCGCAGCTGCGCCTTGGTGAAGGTGGCGAACTCGCCACTGGGAAACTGTGGCGACCACTCGCGCAGCTCCGCGCCCTCGGGCAACACCAGCGCCTGACCCGGTGCCACGTCCAGATCGAGGTCGCGCATCTCGTCGTCCGTGGCCTCCGGCCCCTGACCCTCACGCCAGCTGATGGCAAACATCTTGGACGCACCCACCCGCGCATTGACGAGCGACGCCTCCTCGAAGCTGATGAGATTTTTGAGGCGCAGCAACCCGGTGGCCATCCACGGCAGCCCACGCTTTTGCCCGGTCATGTCGGGATGAAAGCCGTGGATGATTTCGGCCGCAGGAATGCGCAGAAAATCCCGGCCGCCGGTGCTGTAGTTATAGCCCTGCCAGTCCCGGTCGGTGCTGAAGTAGTACGCCATGGGGCGGCCGAACGCGTTGAACTCGATGCCGCAGCGGATGAAATGCCCGGCCGGCGCACCGATGGGGGTGTCGTCGTGGAACTGCACATCCACCCGCTGCGGATCGAGCAGCTGCAGGGCAATGCCGAAGGGGCCGGCGGCTTCACCCCGGATGATCCGGAACATGAACTCACCGTCCTTGACCACCGAGGTCACGGCCAGTGCCTGCAGTGCACGCCAGGAGTTTCGGCCGCTGACATCACACGTGTCACGATGCCCCCAGCGCGCCCAGGCCGCCTCGATGGCCTCGTTCGTGTCCGTATCGATGCGGCCGCTGTCATCGCGGCTCTGGGCCTGCAGCATCACGCCGCGCGGCCCGACGATGTTCTGGCGGCACATCCGGATGAAGGCGCGCGCGTAGTCGTTGTTTCTGGCCTGCTCACGGGCACGGGCCACCAGAATGCGCTGGTACTTCTGGACGATGTCGTCGGCCGTTTCCGGAAACGTCAACCAGTCGGCAGTGAGCCGCGATACTTCGGCGCCGGAAAACGTCTGGCCAAGCGCACCGCGCGCACCGACGCGCCCGCCGATGCGCGGCATCATGCGCCTGGCCAACCCACTTCCCCCGACCATCCCGTCACGACCGGCCCGCCTGCCCTGGGGCGGTGATTGCCGACGAAAGAATCCCAGCCAGCCCATCACCGAAACGCCACGTTGATGTTGCCAAAGAGCCGCCCGCGCCGGGCCGCATTCATGCGGGAAAGCTCGGCGCGGTAGTGATCGCGCAGCTTCAGCAGCTCCCCAATGGAGCGGCGCTTGAGGCTGCGGTTGTTGATCTGGTACTGCTCCTGCTCGAGCGTCGCGCGGTTTTCCAGCACCGCCTCGATGGCATCGAGCACCTTCTGCACATGCGCGCGCGGATCGTGCCCGGCCGCAAGCTGCGCAATGTCGGCAGCCACCTGCAGCTCGCCGTGCTCCAGCTCCACCACGTGCCCGTCGCGGGCCGCGCGAACACTGTAGACGTAGCGCCCGGCCAGCCACTGGGCACTGACGGCAGCTGGCACGTGAAAGACGTGATTGCGGCCCTCGGGCTGGGCGACAAGATCGATGGCGGCAGGCCCGCGCAGCACGGCCGTGACCGTCCAGTCAGGGGCCGGGCAGTCACTGCTGACCACCCGGAACGCCTGACTCAGTCCCGCCTTGACCCGATCCGGAAAGATGCTGTCTGCCATCGCTTCAGTTGATTGCCCACCCGCCACGCCGCCGGCGCATGCCGAAGGGGCTGCGCCGTGGGCGGGCAGTGTTCACCGCTTCGGTGTCCGTGTCCCCGTGTGGTCGTTCCTTCGGTCCTGCGGACAGCGTTTTTTGCCCTGCGGACGACATCTTTTGTCCTGCGGGCGGCGTTTTCTGGTCCGCGGCTGCCACATCCTGTTCCGCAGATGCCACGTTCTGCACGGCAGACGCCACGCCCTGCTGGTCAGTCGCGGACCTTGCGGGCACTAGCCGCTCGACCATCTCCCCGAGCGCCGCGCGCCGGCTGGCATCGGCCTCGATGCGCTCGGCCGCGCGTTTGAGCGACGGGCTGGCAATCTTGAGGGCTGCGAGCGCGTACACCCGACAGTCGAGCGCCTCGTTTCGGTCGGCACGCTTGTGCCACTCGCGGATCGGAAATCCCTTGCGGTAGCGCGTCACCAGCGTCTCGGCCGTGATCTGCGCGTACCAGCTCTCGTCGCGCTCGATGGGCACGTGACAGTACCCCGGCCCCGGCGCCGGTACCTGCAGGCGACGCATCACGGTGAGCTTGGCCTCATCGACACCGACCAGGAACAGGTCGATCTTGCGGGCCTTGCGGCCAGATTGCCGCCGGCTGGGCGCAGCCACAATCGGTCGCCCCCAGCCCGCCACCCCCTTGATGCCAAAGATGCGCCGGCCGGTCTTGCCCCGCAGCCAGTCATAGGCCGCCTGCGTGCTCCCTCCGGTGCCACCAGTATCGACACAGGCTGCCGTGATCGGCAGGTGTGCGCCGGACTCGTGCACCCAGGTGCTCGAGAGCAGCGCCTCCAGATCCTCCCAGACATCGCCCTGCAGCGGATCGCCCCACAGCACGCGGTAATCGACCGACCACGATTCCTCGCCGACACCCCACGCCACGACCTCGCACTCCAGCCGGTCCTGCTGCATGTCGATACCGGCCGTGAGCACCAGCCCGCCAGCCGGCACCGGTGCCGCGAAGGGCTCGGCACGGGCCTGCAGCGTCTTGCCGTCGGCCTTTTCGCCGGTTTCCTCCCAGGTCTCGGCCAGAGACACGTTCGTGAAGGTCTGCAGATCGTTGGACGCTTTCTTCTCAAGAAAGCTGCGCACGATGTCGGCAAGCCGACGAAAGGTGCTGTAGATCTCGCTGAGGTGGTACGACGCATGGCCCTCGAAGGGTTTTTCTGCGCGCCACTCACCACTGCGCACGGCCGCCTTTCTCATGCCATCGTCCCAGAGCGAACCGCAGTGCGCACAGGTGTAGCGCGCCGTGTCCGGACGCTGGGGCGCTTCCTCATCACCCCGGCCGTCCCAGATCACGCGATCCCACGTCAGCACCTGTGCCTCGCCGCAGTCCGGGCACGGCACCCAGAAGCGACGCTGGTCGCCCTGCTCGAACGCCCCCTCGATGTAGCTCTGCCCCTTGATGGTCGGCGTGGAGAACTCCAGGAGTTTCCTTTGATCACCGAAGGTGGCGGCCCGTTGCCAGATCAGTGCCACCGGATGGCCTTCGGGCGTCACTTCGTACCCGTCCACTTCGTCCACCACGATCAGTGGCGCCGAACGCCCCCGCATCGTTTTGGGCGAACCACTCCAGGCGAACATCAGAAAACCCCCGGGATAGCTCTTCATCAGCGTGTTGTTCGTGCCCTCCCGGCTGCGCGGCCGGGCGATGACCTGCGACAGCACCGGGTTGGCATCCACGAGCGGCTGAAACTTGGCCGAGAGCCACATCTTGAGGTCCGCCTCGGAGGGCTGCATCATCATCTGCGACGACGGCCGCATGGCAATGTGGTATGCCTGCCCACAGAGCGCGACCTGCGTTTTGCCCAGCTGCGCCGCCCACATCATGGTGATGCGGTAGCAGTCCGGATCGACCAGCATGTCGAGCGGCTCGCGCTGAAACGGCGCGTTGTCGAAACGGATGAGCCCGGGCACCGCATTACCCACCGGGATACGCACATTCTGCTCGGCCCACTCGCTGGGCGAGAGGTTCGGCGGCGGGCGCAGGGCCTGCAGCGCCTCGCGAAAAATCCGGGTCAGGCCCGGCGTGTTGTCAAACTTGCCCATCATCCCTGGTGCCGGCTGCTCCAGCGTCTTCGTTGGTGCTGTCGCCCGCTTCGTCGGACACAGCCTCATCCTCCGAGGGCTCAACGCTCAGGTTGGTCTCGGCCATGGTCTCGAGCACCTGATCCAGCTCCGCCAGCAGCAGACTCTTGATGCGGCGCTCATCGGTCAGCCCGACCAGCGACGACACGATCCGGCCCGGCACGTTGCGGATGTTGGTCTTGACTACCGTGAACAGCCCCTGCAGGTTCCTGCCAATCTGCGCCAGACTCACAACATCCTGCCGGGCACGCGCCACCTCGATCTCGGCCAGGTCGGCCTGTGCCTTCGTGAGCCTGGCCTTCTCAACTGCGTAGTCGTAGGCCACGGCTTCGCCCGAGCAGCGATCCTGCAGGTACTTGATGTAACCCTGTACGGTCGGCACCAGCTCGTAGCGCCCCCGGTCGGCACGCGGAATAACGCCTTCCTTGGCCAGCTGCTGGACGCGCCGCTCGGACACCATCAACAGCTTGGCCATGACAGCGACCGGATACGTTGGAGAGCTGCCCACGGCGCCTCATCAGCTGGTTGCCGCCTGGCCAGACGCGGGCACACGGGCGGCCGCCAGCGCATCGAACGTCTCGCCCGTACCCTCGAGCACGGCCTGCCGACCGGTGAATGCCTGCCAGCGTCGCACGATCACGTCCACGTAGTGCGGATCCAGCTCCATCAGCCGTGCACGGCGGCCGTGCTTTTCCGCGGCGATCAGCGTCGTGCCCGACCCGCCGAACGAATCAAGCACCACGTCGCCGGCCCGCGTGTTGTTGCAGAGCTGGTATTCGATCAGCGCCACAGGCTTCATGGTCGGGTGTTCGCTGCTCCGGACCGGACGGTCGAACTCAAGCACGGTCGTCTGCTTTCGGTCCGAGGTCCACAGGTGTGGCGCGCCATCCTTCCAGCCATACAGGCAGGGCTCGTGCTGCCAGTGATAATCCTGCCGTCCCAGCACCATTGCCTGCTTGTGCCAGATCAGGCATTGGCGCACCTGCCAGCCCGTGTCTCGGGCGGCTCCGCGGAAGTTGAAGCCCTCGCCATCGGCGTGCCAGATGTAGAAGACCGCACCGGGACGCATCGCCGCGTCGGCCGCCCGGTAGGCGTCGCGCAGAAACCTTCGGAACTGCCCGTCGGCCATCGCGTCGTTGGCAATGGTCAACGCATCCCTGGTCTTGCCCGTGTAGGCGACGTTGTAGGGCGGATCGGTCAGCCACATGTCGACTTCCCCATCACCCACCAGGCGCTGCACCTGCCCAACATCGGTCGCATCACCGCACAGCACCCGGTGCTCGCCCAGCTGCCACAGATCACCCGATGCCGAGACGGCCAGCCGCTCAGGGCCGGGTGAGTCGTCCTCATCGATCAACCCCTCGATGGCTGGCTCGTCCGGCCCCAGTCGCAATGCTGCCAGCTCATCGTCCGAGAAGCCCGTGAGCGACACATCGAAGCCCTTGTCCTGCAGGTCTTCGATCTCCAGCGCCAGCATCTGCTCGTCCCAGCCGGCGTTGAGCGCCAGCTTGTTGTCCACCAGCACGTAAGCGCGCCGTTGCACCTCCGACAGATGTTCGACCCGCAGCGCCGGCACGCTCGCCAGCCCCAGACGCTGCGCCGCCAGCACGCGGGCATGTCCGGCCAGGATGGTGTTGTCGGCATCGATCAGCACCGGCGTCGTGAAGCCGAACTCCCGGATGCTGGCTGCCACCTGGGCAATCTGCGCGTCGCTGTGGGTGCGGGCGTTGCGCGCGTAGGGGATCAGGGCCGTGGTGGCCGTGTGCTCGATATGCGCGGCCGGCGCCCCGTCGGCCAGGGTGTCGGCATCAACGGCCGGAGCGGCAGGTCTGGGCATGGGGCGTTTCGGTTCCATTTCGCTAGTGAGGCACCTTATTACACGAGGGATGGACGTACTATCTCATTGATTGGGTTGAGTTTTTGTCGCCATTCGTCGGATGGCCCGGGGCACCAAACCGAAACGAAACGGACTTCTGCGGGCACGCACAACGCAAACGTCGAACCTCTTTGCGCCGCGCCGCCGCCCATGCCCCGGAAAGTACCTTTCGTACCGGGGGAGTGGCCGGTATGGGGGTACGGGCGGTGGGCGCGCAGGCCAGCGCAGCACGCGTCGTCATTCGCCTTGCTCCCGTTGCCCCGTCTCATCGTCCAGTGTCCTGTGGTCAATGACCGTCTGTCGGCTGTGCTGCTGCATCGTGCGCACCACGGCCGCCAGCGCATCGTGCCGCTCGGCACACTCGTGGTAGCGGTGGGTGGTCTCGATGTGGTTCTCCATCAGCGCCTGCAGCTTCCCAGACTTCACCTTTGGCAACGGCTCGCATGACATCAGCAGCACTTCAGGGACGCTTGCCGCGAGCCTTGGCACCACGGTCTGTGGCGCGTCCTGCGTTGGCAGCATTCCAGAGGCGCACCCCGTCAGCATCCACATCACACCCGGCCAGAGCCGGGCGGCCCTGTACATACTCCTTGACCACACGGGTCACCACCCTGGCCGCCTCGGCCCGTTTGAGTTGATCTTCCAGATGGCGCCGCTCGATGGCGTGCGCCATTTCCAGCTGGATGCGCTGCTGCTCGACCTGTTCGGCCAGTGATTTGGCCTCGGCCAGATCACGCTGCGCCAGCACCGATTTGTAATGTGCCGTGCAGTCGGCCTTGCCACTGGCACGGCCGCGCGCATAGGACGCCGTCATCAGGATGGCGATGGCCACGCAGACCGCGATGATCGGCCCCTGCGAGCGGGCGAGAATCAGCGCACGGATCATCATGCCTCGCTCGTCGAGGATGCAATGCCCGCCATGAGAGGCGGCGCAACATTGCCCTCGAGCGGCACGTGAGCCGGCCAGCGGTAGGCCGTGACGCGCCGCATGTCGAAAGCACTCACGCGCACCTCGTTGTTCTGGTTGCCACCCAGCACCATGATGCGGCCGGCCACATCCTGGCCAACGACAAAGCCCACGTGTCCACCCCCGCCCGCACGCTCGAACGTGACGATGCAGCCGTAGACCGGGCGTGGCAGCGACCGGCCCCAGGACTCCCAGCTGCGTGCCGACTCGAAGCGCGTGGACGCAATGCCGGCGTCCTCCAGCATCGCGCCCACGAACGCCGAGCACCACGGCGTCTCGTCATCACGAATGCCGCCCCGAAAGATCTTTCTCCACCAGGCAAGGATCTTTGGTTCGTGGCGTGGCCCCGGTATCTCGCGCGTGCCGATGTATTGTTCGGCCAGCACGATCCAGGGCGGTTTTTTCATGAAACCCATCGGTCATTCCTCATGCGTGCCGGCCTGCCGCTCGGCCAGCTGCGTTTTCAGTCGGATGTTTTCCGTCACCAGCTCGACGATGCGGTGGTGCATGTCGTTGGCCTGCTCGTAGAGCGTGCGGCTCACCGTGGCCTGCCGCTCGATCTCGCCTCTGAGCGCCTGGACGAACTCGACCTCCCATGTCGCGCGCTGCGTGGCCAGTCCTTCCTCGAACAGCCGCCGGTACGCCCAGCGCAGCACGAACGCAATGCCCACGCCACTGCCGGTGCCCACGCCCGCCAGCCCGAGGTACTTGGCCACCTCGGCCCACAGTTCGGTGTCATCCATGGCGCTGCCCCTGCTCGTAACGGAAAACGGGCCGCGCATTGTCTGTGCCTGCCGCGGTCGTGTCCCCGTGTGGTCGTGCGCAACGCGGAAGCAAGCCGCCGGACGGCAGCGCCTGCAGCGACACGGCGTCCTCGCCACGCAGGCGCAGGCCCCGGGCACGCAGCACGTTGGTGACGTGCCGGCGCGAGACACGCATCACCGAGCACACGATGGGCATCGGCGCACCGTCGGCCAGCATGCGCACGATGGCGTCATCACGGTGGCGCGAATACACCCAGCGGCAGTTGGCCGGGTACAGCATCTCGCCCCCGAATTCCGCCACCAGGGCCGCGGCTTTCTGCGGGCCGAGGATCTGCACCAGCCGGTGATCCTCGTCCAGCGTCTTGGGCACATAGAGCTGCACGCGCCGGGACTGTTTGCCCGACTTGCCCCGCACCGCCACCGGCAGCTGACCGATCAGATAGAGTGCTGCGCGCCGGCCAATGACGGCGGCAATGGGCTGCACGCTCGAGGGCAGGTCATCGAGCGTGTCAGCCTCATGCGCATACAGTGGCCGGCCCTGCAGCATCAAAACTCCTCGATGTCCCAGCCGGAAAATGCCCGGTCGCGCGGATACACGACGAGCACCCGGAACGGAAACTCGCCGGCCGCAATCCGCGTCTTGGCCCGGGCGTCGTCCCTGAAAATGGCTTTCGCACCCTTCACTTCGTGCAGCTCGATCTGGCCGTCGGCACGCATGACGACGAAATCCGGCGTGTAGGTGGCGCGGCTGGCCAGCTTCAGCGTCAGGCCCTCGAAGCGGTGCCAGACGATCTCGCCCGCCGCCTGCCGGTGCAGCAGGTGCCGGGCGTAGGCGGCTTCGGTCTGGTTCATCGCACCGGCTTTCAGACGGCCCAGTGCCTGCATGTCGTGCGGGGCAGTCGCGGGGGCATGTGCAGGCGAGGACAGGGACGGCCGCGCCAGCGCCGACCGGGGGTTTTTTCGGGCACCAGCGCCCGCGCCTGTGCTCGCACCAGCACCGGAAATACTGGCCGCGCCCGTACCGTTGGCCGCACCTCCATCAACATCCACACCATCCACAGCACCCGTACCGGCAGCGCGCGCCATCACTTCTGCGGCGGCAGCTGTGACCTGTACACGCGCCTTCTTCTCGATGGCCTGCGCGACCAGCGCTTCCATGACCCGGCGCTGGCTGCGGCGCGAGCGGCGGGCCATCGAAGCACTTGATGTGGTCTGCGTGGACTGGGCCGACTGGGCGAATTCGTCACCCAGCGTGATCAGGGACGCCGTGCTCATTGCAGCTCCCGCATCCAGCCGGTGTAGGCCGTGATGATTGGCGCCTGATCCTCGCACAGCCAAAACAGCTGCCGGTCGTGGCGGTAATCGGTAATTTCCAGCGCGTAGCCGTAATCGAGCGTGTCGAGCATGCGCACCACGCCCTTTTTGCACTCGGTCTCGGACACCTGCTCGGCTGACGGCATGTAGGCGGCAATGGCCAGCCGGTACGCCTTCTGGGCGATGGCTGGCGTGTCGTAGGGCTCACCGTTGCACTGGTGGCCGTAGCGGTGCGCGATCAGGCGCATTTACTGACTCCGTTCGGCCAGGGCGCGCAGCACCAGCGCCTTGTCTGCGCGGGCGCGCTCGGCACGCTGCATGGCTTCGAGCACCAGCCTGGCATAACCGGCCAGGTCTGTGCCGTTATCCAGATAGGTCGGGTCGCCGCTGAGCATGCGGCCGATTTTGCCGGCCATCATTTCGAGCCCTTCGCGTTGCGCGTCCGACAGACGATCCCAGCCGTCCGTGCCGCGCATGGCGCGCTTCAGGCGCTGCACGATGGCCGCATTGTCCTCGAACGAGCCGTACCGGGCGCCGCGCTCGGCCAGAATGTCATCGAGGATAGGGATGCCATCGGCCGACGCCATGTTGGCGGGCGCTGCTTCTGATGGCGCTGTTTTCACGGACGCCGTTTCCGCAGACGCGTCCGGGGCGGGCGATTTTTCGAGCAGGGGAGATTTTCCGAATTTCATGCGTGACGGCCTTCCAGCAGGTTGACGATACGCTGCACGGTCACGGCCAGCGCGTCCAGTTCATCCATTTTTCTGATGGCCCAGTTCCTGCGCTGGCCATGCAGGCCGAGCACACTGCTGCGGTGACAGTCCGGGCACAACGCAACGGAAGTAAACCAGTGGCCCTGGCGGATTTCGTGCACTTCGGAGGGAGACGGTCGATTACAGACACTACACGGCAGGTCTGCGATGCGCGCGATGTGGCGCCGCTCCGACACGGTCGGGGATTTCTTGTTCTTGCTCTGCATGCTGGCTGGTTTTTGCCGGCCACGGGCCGGCGGATGATTGTTGGGGCGACGGTGTGTTGCTGCCGGGTGTGCCGGAGGGCGTACCCACCGAAAATGCGCGCCCACCCGAAGTGTTTCGGCCTCCATGGCCGGCACCAGCCGGGGCATCACTCCCGCGGCGGGCGCAGGCGTTGCTCCACGACCTTGCCATCGAGGGCCGTGCGCCGGCGCAGCAGGTTGTCGCCGATCCGACCGCCGGGTCTTCCGGTCAGACGTCCGAAGGCTGCGTGCACGAGGTCGGCAGCGATCAGCCGGGCGAAGTAGTGGGCACGCTGCACGGCCTCGGTGCGGGTGCCGCAACGCATTACCACCATGGCCTGATTGGCCGGGTGCACGCCGGTGACGATCCAGTCGCGGTCGCCGCGCCAGCCGATGCCAACCCAGGCGCCCTCATCGAGGATGACTTCGGTGCTGTTGGCCCCGGTCAGTTCCTGCCTGTCGAGCAGTACCTGGGCGGCCTGCCGCGCAGCGGCGACGCTGTCGTATTCCACGCCGTTGCAGGTTCTGCCGTAGTGCTGGGCGATGATGTCGGCCATGGTGTGTTCCTGGTGGTTGGCCGGGCCGGATGGCCCGGGCGTTGTTGGCTGCGGGCGTCAGTCGTTGAGGGTGCCGGTGGGCGGGTTCACGAGTGTGATGCCGTCGGGTGCAACGCCGTTGCGCAGCATGACGACCGAATCCGTCACAGCCTGCCGGATCTGCTCGAGGTCAGTGCGCTCCCGCTGGCGCATCTCCTCCCGAATCTGCCGTGCAGCCCACGTACGGGCCGCGCTCATATCGGCGAACTCGGCAATCCAGCCAATACGCATGCCGCCCTGGGCAAGTGACGTAAAGCTCAGGTGCACCAGAATGGCGCCAAATGGCGTGAGACGGATGGTCATGCCATAGGCGCCCAGCGCATTGATGCCGGCCGTGCCATTGCCATTGCTGTGCTCGATGTCGATGGCCGTCATGGCAGCCAGGGCGCCGGCCTCACTGCCGCAGTCCTGACCATTGACCACATTTCCGACTCGGGTGGCGTGGATGATCATGTTTTCTCCGTGAGATTGGGAGCCGTCCAGATGATCTGGCCGGCGTCGTCGAGGTACTGGATGTTGTGGGCCGGCGGAAAACGGCCGGTCCACGAGGCGCCATCGAGTTCGATATCGATCATCGCGGCAAATTTCGGGGCGCCGACGATGGTGCCGTGGCGCTGCTCGATGCCGTCGCGGTGCTCGATGTGGCAGATCACCCGGCCATACAGGCGCGCCGGTGTGCCGTGGCGGCGGTTGATGGCTTCCAGCCGCCGGTCCATGATCTGGCCGATGTGCGTGTCGGTGTCACTGATGGTGCGGCTCATGATCTGGGCTCCGTGGGCAGTCATCAGTGCAGAATCTCCGGGGCCTTGCCGCTGCCGGCACCGTCAAAGGCCGTGTCGTTGCTGGCCTGCTCCACCATGGCATGGAATTCCCGGACGGTCTCGCGGTTCTTTGCCTCGTCCCTGGCCAGCCGGTCAAAGGCGCGCCCGATCTCCTGCGGAATGCGGACAGGGGCCTGCTCGATGAGCCGGCGAAGCACCCCCTGCACCTGCTCGACCACCAGGGATGCCGCATCGCGCCCGTCGGTGACGCGCGCCAGCATGCCGCGGACACCACTCTCAAACTGCACGAACGCCTCGCCAGCCATGTTCCGGCACACGCGGATGATGTACACCTCCCGGGGCTCCAGGCTGATGCCGGCCATGCCATTGCCACGCACCGAATCCACGATGCGGTCACATTCGGTCAATGCTGCTTCTTCGCTGTCGTACGTCTTGCCGTTGACGGTGTTGCCGTTGCGGTCGATGATGATTTCCATGATGTGTTTCTCCGGTTGCTCAGGGTGATGGGAGGATGTCGGCGACATCGATGTCGTCGACATCAGGGGGGGTGGGTCATGGCACGCTCCACTCGGCCAGGCAGACGAGGCCAGCCAGGGCCAGCACCAGCACGGCCCACGCCAGCAGCCAGGTCAGGCCGTCGTACTGCCGAAAGCCATCCCAGAACGCCTCGGCCTCACTGCGGGGCGGGTTCAGCCACCGGGTCAATGCGTCCAGGCGCGCCCTTGCCCAGCAGCAGGGAGCCGACGCGCCCAGCCGGGCGACACGTGCGCTCACCCGGACGGCAGGCGCTTGCGCACCTCGGCCAGCACTGCGGCGCGGTCGCCCCCGCAGCGGCGGATGACCTCCAGCATGGCGGCAGCCCGTTCGCGGCTTGGCCAGGTCTGCAACACCAACCTTACGCAGCACTCGTGGCAGGCCATGTCGTACAGGCCGCTGTGGCCGGGTGGTTTGCGGGCAGCGGCTTCGCAGGCTTTGCATGTCAGCTCCATTCATTGCCCGCGAGCCGCGCCCGGTAGCTTTCCCAGTCGAAGATCACCACGCGTGCGCTTTCGCGGGCTCGGTCGAAGGCGCGTTCACCGATGCAGCCGCGCACGCCGTGGATGTTTTCGTTGGCAATCAGGATCGTCGGCGCGTTGCGCTCGTAGCGCTGCATCAGCATGTCGCCGAGCAGGATCTGCTCCGTCTCCGTGCCCCAGCGCCCGCCGACCTCATCGATGACCAGCAGATCCAGCCGCGCCAGCACATCCACCACCTCCTGCGTCGAATGCCCGGCATCCAGTCGCCAGCTGTCGCGGATCTTGCGGAACATCCAGCCAGTGTTGATGTGCATGGCCGGCCGGCACTGTGCAGCCAACGCCTGCACCGCGGCGCAGGCCAAGTGGGTCTTACCCGTGCCCATGCCACCGATCAGAATCAGATTGCCCGCCTGCTCTGCGGCCAGGACTCGTTCCGCAAATGCCTGCACCGCTGCCAGCGCCTTCGTCTGGCCCTTGTTCGTGCACTCGTAGTCGGCAAACCCCTTGCCCACGTAACGTGCCGGCACCGCATCATGCCCCACCATGCGCTTGAGGCGCGCCCGCAGCAACGCCTCACGGTTGCGCAGCTCAGCTGCCCGCGCATCCTCTTCGGTCTCGCGAAGGCACTCCTTGCACAACGTCCACAGCGCATGGCCCGCCCCGAACGGGAACACGATCCGCCGGCTCATGTACGGGCCGTGCCGCTCGCACTCTGCCACCCGGAAATCCTCAGAGAATTCGTCCATCTTCGCGCACTCCCTCGCTGTAACTCGCCTGCGTCGGCATCACGCCGCGTAACCGGCCGGCGCGGCCAGCAGCCCCGTTGCCCTGCGTCTGCCTCGCCCACGCATCGACGATGAAGCCCTGGTGTCCGCGCTCGACCATGAAGGTCAGCGCCTCGGCCATGCTCGCCCCGGCCTTGCTGGCCTCGCGCCGCACCCCGTCCAGCGCCCGGGCGGTGACGGGGGCACTGCGCGCCTTGCGCAGGGCGCAGAAATCCCGCCAGAGGTCGTCGGGCACGTCGCCGGGGCGCGGCACGTGGATGCCGGCCCAGTCCTCGGGGTTGGCCAGACGGTGTCGGGGTGGGGATGGGGCACCGGCGGCCGCACCAGCCCGGGCGTCAGGCACGGCACCGGCCAGCTGCATTCGCCCGTCGGGCGGTGCCGGCACTGGGGCC